AGCAGTTAGGATAAACGCACGGCCCCGGATCCGTTTCTCACCTCGACTCTCACCACTCTCACTAGTGCTACATGTCAGACGCAACCACCAGCGCCGTGCTGGCTTACAACGACTCGATTTTGGACGGCACGCGCCCGGCTGGGCGCTGGATCTACGCAGCAGCGCAGCGATTCGCCCGCGACCTAGACAGCGGCACCTGCTGGATGGATTGGGACGAGCTGGCAGCGATCAACGCGCATTTCGGAGCGCTCCAGCTTGTCGGCAGCGCCAACGGCGCTCCGTTTGAGCTGCGACCATGGCAGCTGTGGGCGCTCAGTCAAATGTGGTGCTGGCGCGACGCGGACGGCGACCGACGCACAAAGATTGCCGTCATGCAGGTCGCGCGAGGCAACGGCAAAACGACGCTGATGGCTGGCCTAGGGCTGTGGGATTTCCTACAGCCGTCGGGCGGACGGCGTGTGTATTGCCTAGCGAACAAGGAAGCGCAAGCGCAGCAGCTCGTCGGCAGCGCTAGCGAAATGGCGCGCCGACTAGGCCGGGACGGCGTCAAAGTGTTGTGGGACCGCATCGAGGCACCCGATGCCGATTCCAGTTTTGAGGCGCTTACCAACAGCCCGCGCAGCCTCGACGGGTTGAATCCCAGCCTATGGATTGCCGACGAAGCTGCAGAGTTTCATCGGCGCGAGGCGCTGACGAAACTGGTAACGACGCAGGGAAAACGCAGGGACCAGCTCGGAGTAATCATCAGCACACCGGGAACCAGCGAAGACACCGTATACGGCGAATGGGTGTCCCGTTGCCGCGCGGTCCTGCTCGGTGAAGAGCAGGATGATTCGCTGTGCGCCATCCTGTACGGGCTGGATCCGGCGGACCAAATGGAAGACGAAAGCGCATGGCTGAAGGCGTCGCCGGGAATGGAATACGGCCAGCCCGACCGCAAATCGGTACGGCGTGCATGGGGATCCATGAAATCGACGCCGAGCGGGCGCGGGGAGTTTTCCCGCTACTACTGCGCGCGCATGTCCGAGGAATCCGACAGCTGGCTGGATCTTGCGTACTACCCGACGGAACCGCTGGACCGCGAAGCTTTGGCCGGGCGGCGCTGCTACGCCGGGTTGGACCTGTCCAAATCCCGAGACATGTCGGCGTTGGTGCTGGCCTTTCCAAATGATGACGGCAGCGTGACGCTGCTGGGCGAGTACTGGTATCCGGGCGAGAACATCGCCCAGCGATCGATCGACTACCGTCTGCCGTTCCGCCAGTGGGGAATCGACGGCAAGGTGCATGTCACGCCCACTGCCGAGATTGATTACACAGACATAGTGCTGCGTATCAAGCAGCTGGCGCAAACATATGAGATCGTCGAGTGTGCGTACGATCGCTGGGGTGCGCAGGTTGTGGTACAGGAACTGGAGCGCAGCGACGCCAACGGTCCATCCGTGAGGTGCGCAACCATGCCGCCCGGCGTCCGGCTGTCGCCGGGCTGCATCCTGTTTGAGAACATGTGGATGGGACGGAAGATCCGATTGGATCCGTCGGATCCGGTGATGCGCAACGCGATCAAGACAGCGATCGTCAGGCGTGATCGCAACGGAAATTTGATCTTGGACAAGGCCATGAAACTAAGGATCATCGATCCGCTCATGGCTGCTGTGATGGCCGTTCACCTATGGGGCGGCGCCAAAGCATCATGTTATGAGGAATAATGTTTAGATGCAGACACGACAGCTTGCTGCGGCTAGCGTTATGTCATGCTCAAACGGCTACTGAACTGGATGTTCGTAGCACCATATTCGGCAACCTACATGCCGACTGTGGGCGGCGCTGTGCCGTTTGTGACGCCGCTGACGGCGCTTCGGTATTCACCCGTATACCGAGCTGTCACGCTGATCGCGTCCGACATCGCACGCACCGAATGCAAGGTGTCCGACGGTGCAGCAGACATGCTGTGGCGTTCACCCAATGCGACGCTGACCGCGTTTGAGTTCCGGCGCGGGCTGCTGATGCAGGCGCTGCTGTGGGGAAATGGATTCGCGCTGATCAATCGCACGCTCGGCGGCGAGCTGCTGGAACTGATCCCCCTCGATCCCGATGCTGTCACGCTCGACGCCAGTGGTCCAAGCATCGTCTACAAGACTGCTGCATTCGGTGATGTCCCTTACGCGTCGATGCTGCACCTTCGCGCACCCGGATACAACGGGCTGTGGGGCGAATCGCCTATCAAGCTTTGCAACACCAGCGTCACGCTGATCGCTGCACAAGAGCAAATGGCGCTCGAGGCCTACCGAAACGCAGGGAATCCGAAGATCGCGCTGATCCATCCGCAGGGGTTGTCACAGGAAGCGCGCCAGCGCATCGTCACAGACTACAAGGCGAATCACGCTGGCAGCGAGAACACCGGGAAGCCGCTGGTGCTTGCTGAGGGTATGCGCATCGAGCGCATCAGCAGCACGCTGGATGACACCGGGCTGACCGCTGCACGCTCGTACTCGATCGGTGATGTCTCGCGCATCTACGGCGTGCCAGCTAGCTACCTGTCGGATGACATCGGCAGCAGCTACGGATCGATGGAATGGCTGTCGCGCATGTATGTCGATGCGTGCCTGTCGCACTGGATGGCGGCGCTGCGCGCCGAGATCCTCGCGAAGCTTGCGACGCCGTTCGACTCGATGACATGGGACACGGATTCGCTGGTGCGTCCCGGCATTGCCGAGCAAATGGCAGCGCTCCGCACTGGCGTAGAGGCCGGATTCCTCACGCGAAACGAAGCACGCGCGCGCCTCGATCTTCCGCCGATCGACGGACTCGACGAACCGACGCTGGCGCTCAACATGGGCACTGGCGGCGGCGCGACGAACATCGGAACCGACACCAGCGCGCAACAGGGGACCGCGAATGATTTCTAGGCGAACCGTATCGACCGAGGAACATCGGCTGGACGGGCGTTCCCTTGCGGGATACGCAGCCGTCTACGGCGAAGACTCGCGCGAGATCGTCGAGCATGGGCGCGCGTTCACCGAGCGCATCGCGCCGGGCGCGTTCAACGGCACGCTGGAAAGCGCTGCCGATGTGAAGCTGCTCTTCAACCACAACCCGTAATCCGTGCTTGCACGCACGCGCAGCGGCACCCTGAAGCTGCGCAGCGACCGCACCGGGCTGGCGTTTGCCGCAACGCTTCCCGAAACGACGCTGGGAAACGATGTCAAGGTGATGATGGAACGCGGCGACCTCAGCGGGGAAATGTCGTTTGGTTTCTTCGTCGAGGAAGACAGCTGGAACAGGAACAGGACGCAGCGGCTGGTCAAGCGCGCGCGCCTAGTCGAGATCTCTGCGGTTTGGGATGCCGCATACCCACAGACCAATTCCAGCCTGCGGAGCGTTTCCGCGGCTGCTTTCGAGGCCGCGCGCGCGCGGCTGGAACTGCACATTGCAAGGATGGCACGACATGGATGAGCTTGACAACATTCTCGGGAAGGTCCACGAATACCGGAAGACTCTTGCACAGGTCGAGGAGCGGAACGGCAGCGCGAATCAGGCGACGATCGACAACCCGCTGAAGACCAGCGGCGAGCAGCGCGAGAAGATCGAGCGCATCGACGCCGATCTGAGCGCGATCGAGAACGCCGCGCAGCTGCGCGCGCTGACGGAGCGCCTTGCAAAGCTGGAAGCCAAGCCGCAGTTCGTCGCGCGCGGCGCGACCGTGCGCACGAACGACCAGGATTCCGAGTATGCGGATCAGTTTGCCCGCACGCTCTTCAGCCTGAATCGCCGCGCGTTTGAGCGCCTTCAGGAAGAGCGCACCACTGTCAGCACCGGAACCAGCAACGCGCCGATTCCCGTCGAGTGGCAGAACCGGATCGTGGAGAAGCTCCAGCAGATCAGCGTCATGCGCACGCTCTGCCCGGTGCGCACGGTCGCCGCTGACCAGCGCATTGCGATCGGCAACGCGCTGCCGACCACATACAAGGTCACCGAAGGCGCGACGATCACCGAGGACACCACAACCAGCTTCGGTTCGGTCGTGTCGGTCGATACCTACATGTACGCGAACCATGTGCCGCTGACGAAGCAGTACGAGATGGACGCGATCGGCGGACGCGACTACATCGTGCGCAAGTGCGGTGAATCGCTGGCACTGAAGATCGAAGACGAGTACACCAACAGCGCGAGCAGCCCGACGGGTCTGCTGACGGCCATCCCGGCTGGTCAGAAGGTCGCTGCGACCGGAACCGCTGCGACCGTCGCGGACATCGATGGGGACAACATCATCGACTGCGTCCACAAGGTAAAGCCGCAGTACCGTCAGGGTGCGCGCTGGTCGATCATGCTTGCGGATGACTGCCTGAAGGCAATCCGCAAGCTGAAGCTGACCAGCGGCGAGTACATTTGGAAGGTGTCGGACAGCTACAGCGACATCCGCGACGGCGTGCCCGGCACCATCTACGGCGTTCCCTACCGGATCAACCAGTATGTTCCGATCGCGACGGCTGCGAATCTCGCGTTTGTGGTCGGCAACTTCGAGTACTTCGAGATCTACGATCGCGGTCCGGCAGAGATCATGATCGATCCGTACTCGTTGGCGACCAGCCTGAAGACGAATGTCATCATGTCGATGCGGACGGAAGGCGTCTGCGTCAACACCGACGCATTCGCCGCCATCAGCCTCTGATCCATCTTCTCCCGACGCCGTGCCGGGGGGGAAACCCCCCGGCAGGGTTTATGCCAGTGCCGCTGCTGACAATCAAGGAAGCGCTGAAGATCGACTACGATGAGGACGATCGCGAGCTGCTTCGTCTACGCGAGGCCGCGACGGCGCTCATCGAGCGAAAAACGCAGCTTGGGCTGTGCGTGCGCGAGCATGTCGCCTACCTGCGCAAGATGACTGAGGTGCTGTTCCCATGGCACCCGCTCGTATCGGTGGCCAGCGTCAAGTACACCAGCGACGGCACGCTGGTGACAATGCCAGCGACGGAGTACTGGCTAGACAAGACAGACCGGATGCCAGTTCTGCGCTTTCTTGAAACGCATGAACCGGATGACGGCACCATGATCGAGGTCACCTATACAGCCGGGTACTCCGAGATCCCGGCAGAGCTGGTGCGCGCGATCGTGTCGCTGGTCGAGCATTGGTATAACAATCCCGGCGCCTCGACGCCCGCAGCGCTGACGGAAACGCCGCTGGGGCTGCAATTCATCCTGTCACACCTCAGCACGGGAAGCATGATCCGATGATTTCGGGCGGCGACCTGCATCGACGCGCGACGATCATGGCACCGAGCGCCTCGCGGGATGCGCTCGGCATGCGTGTGGACACTTGGACCGATACCGGGACGGTGTCCGTCGATGTGCGCGATCAGGGTGCGAGCGAGCAGCAGTACGCCGACGGCGTAGCGGTGATCCGCAGCTATGAGGTGCGGTGTCGCTGGCCGGACATTGCACGCACCGGGCTGACCGAGCTGCACAGGCTGGTCTACCGAGGACGCACCCTGAAGATCAACGCCATCCGTAACAGCGGCGAGCGCGACCGGGTTGCAGTGATGGAATGCACCGAGGTGTCGGCATGAGTCTCGAAAGCGCTGCGCGCGCCATGCTCACTGCTGGATCGACGATCAATCTCGTGCCTGACAGCCGGGTTACGCACGGCTACCGATTGCAGGAATCCGATCTTCCGGCCATCACCTTTGAGCTTCAGGAAACATCCCTCATCACCGTCGGCAGCAGCCCGCTGCGGTCCAGCGTGATGTCGATCGAGTGCATTGCGGAAAGCACGCTGGACGCGATTGCAATCGGCGCGCAGGTCCGAGCTGCCTGCAATGTCGGAACATTCGATTCCATCGTGTTCCATGCGGTTCGTGAACAGGGATTTGCAGTGCAGCCGCCGACCGTTGCCGACGGCGACGAAGCGCAGCCTGCCGTATACACGCTGACATACTCAATCACCTATCAGGAGTGACCGATGGCGATCACAACCAACACCAGCAGCATCACGATTGCAGCGTCGAACATCGCTGCCGTCGGATCGTTCAACATCACGAACAATCGCGCTGCTCTTGAAATCACCGAGCTGGGCGAATCAACCCGCAAGTTCACGCACGGCATTCAGGACGCGACGGCGTCGCTGACGCTGTTCTACGATCAGGGTTCCACATCGCACACCACACTTGAAGGCCTTGTGGCATCGCCAGTAGCCAGCGCATTTGTGATCACGCTGGCGACCGGACAGACCTACAGCTTCAGTGCGTATGTCACCAGCTTCGCGATCGACGCGACCGCAGGTGAACTGATTCAGGCGACCGTCCAGCTTCAGGTCACAGGATCGGTGACGATCGCATGAGCATCCGCGACGCACTGACTCTGCGGGATTATTCCGCGACGCTGTCCAGCGGCGTAACGGTCACGCTTCGCCGTCCCAGCGCGTTGGACCTCATCGAGGGTGTCCAGTTCAGCACCGAACACCCCAACAGGCTGCACGCATGGTTTGTGTGGCGGCACCTCATCGAGGATGGCGCGCAGGTGTTTGCGTCCCTCGATGAGGTGCTAGGGTGCGACGCGCATAGAGTCACCGAGATCGCGCAAATCGTCGAGCGGCTGTACGCCGAAGGCCGGGACTAGGTCAGGCCGCGCGAGTGGTACTCCGCGCGGCTACAAAACACATGAGTACCGATCTCGCGCGGATACCTGCGGCGCTCCTCAACATCGAGCTGGAAATCCCCGATTGGAGCGGCATCCGTGAGAAACTCCGGTTTCTTGAATCGAAGGCAGACGCGCGGCACGGGGTATGTAACCCAGTTCCGGTTCGATCCGAACGATTTCCGCGAGGTAATCCGCGAGCTTCAGAAGTTCCCCGAGGAAAGCCGGCAATGGGTAGTGAAGCGCGGGCTGCGCGTGTGGGGAAAGGCAGTGATCGCGAGCGCGCGTAGGTACTGCTACGCAAAGGCGACGCACACCAAAGCTGCCATGTTTCAGAAGGTCAAGAAATACCGGAGCGGTGCCATTTGGAGCGCCATCGGCGTTGCCGAGGGTGCCAACCCGCGCGGCAAGGTCACGCGAGGCAGATACGGCGACATGCTGCCGGGCTGGCGTTCCCATTTCTATGAGGTGGGATGGACACCGTATGTGTCCCGATCGGAATCGGAACGCTTTGAGCGCGCAGCGCGCGCAGCTTCCTATTGGAAGGGCGTCGATTTCCGACAGAGGCGCGTGCGCGCCGAGCTGACGCCGGAAGAGAAGCTGCGCGCCGGAAAGGGAATCCGCTGGCGCAAGGGATTGCGCAAGCGAACCGGGGGAAGACAGCGCATCTACGCGTTGAACTGGATGCGCAAGGCCTACACGCTGCATGCTGGTCGACTGAAGCCTGAACTGGAAAAGGCGCTAGGTGATTTGGTTCGCCGGAAGAGTGGCAAGCCATGAAAATTCCCAACCTGAAGATTCCCGTCACGATCGATGCCAGCGGGCTGGAAGGCGATCTGCGCAAGGCTGAAGCGCGGATGAAGGCCAGCGCGCAGCGTGTATCGAGAATGCGCGCAGCGGCGACGCCAGCGTTTGGAGCGCTCGGCGGCGGAGCGCTCGGCGGCGTCGCTGGCGGATTAGGTCAGCTGGGAGCTGGCGGCACCATTGCGGGCGCTGGTGCCATGGCGCTGGCAGCGCCGATGTTGATTGCAGAGCGTGTAATCTCGGCATTTAGCGAGGCGACGCGCGGCAGCACCGAGGCGCTGCGCCAATTCAGGGAAACCGGGATCAACACGACGCAAATGAATACCGTGATGCTGGAAATCCTCAGCAGCATGGAATCGCGCGCGCAGAAGCTTGCGGACGCGCCGAGCGTGTTTCAGAGCTTCCTGACGGGCACTGGCGGCGAGATGAATTCCATCCTGCAATGGGCGAAGGAATTCATGGAAGGCCTGCGCGCGCTGGCTGCCGGGCTCGGCGCGATTACCAGCGGAAAGAGCTTCCGCGAGGCGTTCCTAGCCATGCAGCTGCCGGGCGCAAACGAAGCCTACGCGCAGCAGATCCGCGGCGAGATGGATCAGCTCGCGAGTACGCGCGAGCGTTTCGCAGCTGTCGGCGGCGACACGCTCGCGCCGATTGCTACCGATCTTGCACCGTTTGGCATCCAGCTGGGTGCATGGCTAGTGAGGTCACTGACATGAGCGTTACCACAGCAAGTTTCACTTATCACGAAGTTGAGCCGATCTCATGTCAGGATCCGACGGCTGACAAGCCGGGAACCATCGTGAATCGGATCATCGTTCAGCGCACGCCGATCGGCATTCCGCCGAGCTTTGCGCCTGTGGCGATCCCTGACGATGTGGCTGATCTTGTCAATGAGAATGTCCTACCGTTAGAGGGTGAACCATGGCCCGGGGGGGGTACATGGCATCAGCTCTGCCGATTCCGGGGCGCTACCTACGAGACACTTCCCGGCGGCGCGCTGTCCGTGACGCTGAACTGGTCCACTAGGTACATCGTCGATCCGGTGACAGGATCTGCTAACGCGCTGCCTGTCGTGATGGAATACGGAACGCGCGCGCGCAGCACTACGATCTTCCGCAGCGGGTACACCGTGAATCCGCCAGCTGCGCTGAATGTCAGTGCGACCGACATTGGCGGCGCTTCGCTGAAATCCAGCGACGAAGGAAGCACCGTCGATGTCACGACCAGCAATGTGCGGCTGCGAGTCGTTCAGGACGCCAGCGTTGTTCCGGTGAAAACCGCTGCATCTACCCTGTCCAATTATCAGGGGAAGCTGAACAGCGCAACCTTTTGCGATTTTGCCGCATATTCGCTGCTTTGCGTCGGCGTTTCGGTGAACCCGCTGGAAGGCGAGTTTTACGAAGTGGTCATGGAATTTCTGTGGGACCAGTGGTATCACCATGAGCAGGTAGCAACAATCGCAGCCGATGGGCGTCCCAGCAGGACAGCGGCTGGCGAATTGGCTGAGGTCAAGTGGAAGCGGATGGCGCGCAGCACCACTGATTTCAACAACCTGTTTGCTGGTGATGCGCGTTTGAAATTGCGCGCTGAAAATGGCTGGTGGGTATGAGGTACGGCGGCGGATCCCAACAGACGCGCAACACCTTGGACATTGAGCGTGTCCGCAGGTTGCAATTTGATCATGCGCCTACGCAGGGGCTACTTGCCGTTGTCACATCAGCAACAGGAACAGCCGTTCCGTACCAGTGGCTGTACGCATGGGCTGAAGCCGAGCTGGTATCGGCCAGCCCGTACACCGTCGCAGCCAAGGCGTTTGCAATGGTTGGTACGGCTGTCTCAATCAGTGAATTGGGGAATGGCGCGCGTGTCGCCTATGGCGTCACCGTTGCGAATCTTCCGGCTGGTTTTCAGCCTGTGCAGATTCCTGTCGGGACGCCAATTTGGATCGTTCCATGGCGGCAGAACAACGGTTCGCTGCTGTGGCTGATTATCAATTCTCAGGCCGTTGACGGCACCTGTCCGCCATGAGGTAACCAATGTGCGAACGAGTAGACCTATTAATTCCGCAAGGTACGGACTACGGGCTGGCGCTCAAAGATCGCGTGCGCGATTTCACTGGCTATACCCTGCGCATGCAGGGGCGCATCAGCTTCGATGCCAACCAAACGGTTTTCAGCTGGGGAACCGCTACCGGGGAATGGTCGATTGCCTACGCGAGCGGCGTCAGCACATTGACACTCAGTGTCACAGCAGCTGCTACGGCGCTGCTCGGTCACACGCCGCACAATCAGGCGCACGGCATTAGCGGCGTCTACGATTTGGAAGCCGTCAGCCCGGCTGGCATCGTGACGCGAATCATGCAAGGTACATTTGTGGTCGATCCCGAGGTGACACGATGAGCGTGATCGAGCTGCACCAGCCTGCTGCGAACATCATCGAGCTTTCGACCGTCGCCCCTGCGTTTCAGGGCCTTGCAAGCGTCGCAAGCGCCATCACCGTCGATGTCGCGCTGACCACTGCAAATCAGGTTTACGATGTGACCAGCGTCAGCCTGACCGCTGGAACATGGCTGGTTGTCGCGCAGTGCCAGTTCTATGCGGCTGGGTCCGGTGTCACCTCATATACGGCGCGGCTGTTGAATGTCTCGACAGGTGTTGTGCTGTCTTCCAGCAGCAGCATGCACCCTTCGCAGGCTGGCGGCGTCGCCAATAGCAACATGGGCACGATGGTGACTCTCACAGCAACCACTACGATCAAGCTGCAAGCGACGGCGTCTGTAAGCTCTCGTACGGTTCGCTACCTGTCGGCACCGGGAAACTACGAGAATGCGACCTGCATTCAGGCAGTGCGGATCTCGCCATGATCGATCAGCTCGCCAGCGCTCTTCCTGTAGTCGCCAGCATCCTGACCGCTGCTGCATGGCTGCATAATTCGCTAGGCGCGCTGCGCACAGAGGTGCGCGTCATCCAAACGCAGCTCAGCAATTACGATCGGCGGCTCGACGATATCGAGCGTGATGTACGGGAAATCCAACGGAGGATTGAGCATGTCTAGCAGCTGGCGCACGACCATGGCCGGAATCGGATCGATCGCTGTTGCCGTCGGCAGCGCGCTGACGGCCATCGGGGAAGGTCAGCCCGTCGAATGGGGTGCGGTGATCGCCGCAGTGATCGCCGGAATCGGCCTGATCTCGGCGCGCGACAATCGCGTCACATCCGAGCAGGCTGGCGCAAATTGATCTATGAGCTGGCGCGCGCCCTCATCGATTCGCTGCTGTCGTGGGCCTCGCGCGTTCGCGAGGTCCGTTTGGTTGGCGGCGGCAAGCGCCTTGCTGACAGGGTGCGGGCCGAAATTAGTCGCCGCACCCGACAGCCCGCTGCTGATCGTCGAGGCGACCGGATCCGTCAGGGTGTCGATGTACGATCCGACAACAGGCCTGCTGATTGATTACGGCTGGATAGACGCACAGGAACTGCGCGGGATGACGGTCGTTACATACGAATGGGGATCGGATGGGCGCTAATCCGTTTTGGTGCTGTTGCCAGCAGAGCGCGTGCGATTGCACGCTGCGCGACACTGTCTACGGCGAAACGATCAACACCGGATGTTGCCATCTAGACGATGAGCTGCTGCTTTGGTGCGCGCGTCCGGGTTTCCAAACGGAGTACTGGAACAATTGCAGCAACGGTCAGGTTCACTATCAGACCGATGATCCGACATGCGATCCAATAGTGGCGCTCTACAAGTTTTTCGGGTGCTTCTATCGGGTTGCGTATCCGCCCCCGTTGCAGGGTGCGGAGGCTATGTGCAACCTGCCTAGGAAATGCAGCATCACTGGATGTTCCGGACCCCCGCCGAGCGGGACCACTACATGCGAACCGGGCGGAGTGGATTGGCTGGCGGCTACGGATCCATGCTGTGCCACTGGTCCCGGCGGACCGGGACCATGTGAGTGCAACACGACATGGTTGTCCAAGCGCCGCAGGTTCGTGCTGGCCGACGGTGATGCGCGCTACCCGTCGCCATGCAAATGGCTGGACGAATTGGCGTGCTATGCGGGCGGCGCCGATGTTTGCGGATTAGGCAGCGCATACAACCAGTTTTTGGGTGTGGTGTACTTTGAAAGGCAGTGGAAGATCCCGGACGGGATTTTCTTCAAGGATTTCTGTCCGCCGACGCATCGCGTCCACATCACCAATTGCGGCACCAATTGCACGGACGAAGATTCCAACCCGACGGACGCAGTTCCGTATTGGTTTGGGTATGCGGGTGCTGGCGTGCCGCTGCTGCGTTGCGACCTAGATGACGCGCTGCGGCATGGCGTGATCAACGGCACCGAATACACCAGCCTGCTGACCGATCTGCTGTCGAGGGTGCAGCCGGATCAGGCCATCCTTTGCAAGCTGCGTGACATCCTTAGTCCCGGTGATTGGCGTGACGAGCAGGTAGCAGCATGGCAGCAACTGCACACCCGTTTCCCATCAGCCGGATACGGAGCGTGCCCGTCGAATCCGTGCGATTTGCCGTTGCTGGGACCGTTTCGCAAGCGTTGCGTGCCGACCACATGCAGC